CTTGGTGAGCTTGGTAGGCTCATCCTTCAGGTTAGCTCGAAATATGGCATAAGATCGCTCACCTTTCACAGCACATGCTTCAATGCGAGCAACTTCTTCCCTGATTACAGGGTCAAGCTCCAACACTTCATTTGCATCAGCTGTGGCAGGAGATATAGAATGAATCCAATTCTCCTTAGGCTTATTTAAAGGCCATCCAGCAGAAGTACTTTGGTCCAAGCGATCTAAACCCCTAACACCCATAATTCCTGACAGAATCGCAGTTTCCGACAAAGGACGCACCTTGTCCAACTGCTCTGGGTGGTCCTCACACACCTTATCAACAGCACGCAAAAGATCATTCTCAGCTTCAGCTAAATGCTGGGGGTGAAAATAATCATTAGTGTGAGTTACAGCTTCCAGATGCTTCTGAAAATGCCGATAATGATTCATGTCCTTAGGGGGACCATGCTTGTTCTCCACTTCCATAACATCGGCTACGGTTGTTGAAATCAAACTTGGCTCCACCTTGGAACGAAATGTTCGACGTGGAAGTGTATGAGATCCAAAATACTCCAACTTGGCCCTCTCAGATAAAAACTGAGTGGGACTTTTGACGTGCGCTTCGCCTAAGGGCCCAAACTGGCGGCCGCAAATTTCAGTTGGTAAAGTTCCTGAACTCTGCAACATAACGCCAGTTGTTTTCTCAGCAAGCGCACTAATAGCTCTCTCAGCATCACCCAAAGTAAGGTGCATACACGCGCCCTGTGGACCCTTTCCAGCAAAATGGATACCCATAATACATGGAGCACGAGTGTCAGCCACCCATGGAGCACCACACATGCCATTCCAAGTATGGTCTGGCACATGTGCCACAACCACATCCCGGAAGATGTCAGTATTAACGCGATATTGGGCAACAATTTGCGTCTTACCAAAATTGGTGGAAGTGGTCTGACCGTCTTGCCGCCGTGCAGGAATTCTACCATTGATGTTGCCTAAAGCCCTCAAATCGATGTCTTTCAACAACCAAGGTCGAAAATCCTTCACAGAGCCCGCCGAGCGAAAACGGAAAAAAGCCAGATCACGACCATGCTCAAAATGAACCTCAGAACGATGCAAGATCAAATCCTGAATATTGGCATTTGAATCAATGTCTCCACGCAAGACGCGCATCACAATATGATCTCCTTTGTCTAGCCATACGTGTGCATTCATGACCCACATATCTCCACAAATGGGAAATAAATGCGTAATTTGCTGTGAATTGACCACAGCCAAGCGCACGGATCTAGAACACATACGCATCAAAGCGGCAAAGGAAGTAGTTTTAGCGCTCTCTGAGACAGGCATAGGTCTGCGCATGACTTTTTGCCAAACATTTTCTTTCGGTACATCATCCGGTTGTGGATCTGCACCTGCCGAAAAAGCTTGAAATTGGCCTCCGACCATCCTGCACAAACCAATAATAGCAAGCACAGCGGGTAAGGTAAGACCCAAAAAGAAGAGAGGCCGCCGATGCTCTCGCAAAGCACCACAAAAGGTGCCAAACCTCTCGCGCCAAATATCACTAGCTTTACGCTGTGCATTACGCACACGGTAAAAAACTATGCACATGTACACATAGTGCAAAAATTGCAACCACATATACACAGCAATTAAATTGAGCGCAAAAACAGAGCATTTATAAAAAAGCATCATCAAAAAAGAACATACAAAAGACAACAAAAACTTGTTAAAAATGCTATATTGCAAGAATACATACAGCGAAATATCATAAAAAGGGCGCAGGCTAAAGAAAGCCAACAAAATGCGCCAATACAAAATGTTCTGCAACACACCGCTTTGATGCTCACCATCAACAACGCCGCATTGATCACAAATGTTTGAGAAAAGATTGTGTTCACACAAATCACTCTCAAACAGTTCAGCACTCGAATCGACCAAGTTACGTTGGCGCTTCACGTGCCCCTTTGCTTCAGAACACAAAAATTTAGCAACTTCAGCAAAGCTACCTTCCAAAACATCTTCATAAACAAAAGTGCGACGGCCGCCACACGTACGTCCAACAGCACGCTCGACCTTGATGTTCCACACATCAACAGCACCCCCAGCAGGGACACTAGCAGAATCGAGCGTTCCATCCTTGTTGCTAAACTCAGGTCGTACGGCCACAGTTAAAGTGTACGCAAACCTGCGCACAATAGAAAAAGGCTCATTCGAATAAACACCCGCTTGAACGTCCTTGACATTTGTAGTGCCAATGACGATTTTGGGCGTAAGCATCACAAGCCCCTTCTTCTCAACTTCAGCCTGAAGTGCAGCCTTGGGCACATTGTTGATCAAATCAATGATCATTTGCGTGTGGTTGATATCGCTTCTCTCAGCCTTAGCATTAGCAATGTCATCCAAAATGATACCACTATGCTGTGGACGATAATCCGACTGAAATTTATCAGCCAAATTCAACACAGTTACATGTCGCGATGTCGATGCATGACCGCACGCGGCCAACAAGCACTTCATCAGCTGATTAGCAACTGTCGACTTACCAACAGAACTAGCTCCATACAACAAAATAGCATAAGGTGCTTCGCGCATAGAATTGCCAGTGGAGCTTTTCAACAAGCGAATAAAGAGCTCCTGCGATTTAGCAAGCTTCGAATCAAGCCACAATCGCACACTGCGGACATGTTCCGTGGCTTGTCTGCCACGCAAGTCTTGGATAATCTCCTCGATATTCGCCAATACTTCCTCAGAAGTACTAAAAGGCGTCATATCATAATTACCCAATTCTAGTGCGGCAATATTCCCTTCAATATCAGCCAATTTGGCTTCAAGTTCTCGCAGCTCATGCGAAGTGGAATACAAATCACGAAAATCACCGCTGACAGAATAAGTTTCGCAGTTCTTGGCAACCAACTCAGCGGTACTTAAAACGCAATCAAAAATAGTCATGGGTGTGCCCTGTTGGGCCTCAATACCCCACATTGCGAAAGCACGTGGTGTGGAAACCTCCACACCCGGATTGGAATAACAAAATACATAGCCAGCCACATAACCAATAAATTGGCGTAGCCGAAATAAAACATCACTAGTATACACATCTCGCCAATTTTTCCGAATAAACGCTATGCGCTCGTGAACATCAGAAATACTCTGATAATCACCCTCATCAGCACCACCCTCAGAAGAATCATGTAAATTAGTATCCACAACAAAATTTGTGAAAGATCTACACAATTCTCCATTCAGAAAATCAACACTACCAAATAGGTAACCATTGATACGGCGCAAAATGGGTCCGAAAAAATCGGCTAACATAATCCAGCCTCTGCTAGGAATGGCATAGGCTTTCTTACAATAACCTCCATCGCTTAAAAATGATTGGGCAGCAGATTCTAAAACTACCCGAATACCAGCTATAGGTAACGTGTTTGCATACAAAAATACTAAACACGAAACCGCACTGGCCTTCATCTTTTTACGATCGGAAATCATATTCACTAAAATATGCAAAAATGCAATAAAATTGCACATATGAATCAATGTAGTTGTACTTAACGTCAAGTCCTGATACTCTGGTAATGAGAATTCCTCATCATCAGAACCAGACAGAGGTGACAAAAACAGTGAAGGCACAAAATCATCAGTATGAGGAATTTTGTGCGACACACCATCGATGCCAACAGACTCAACAGGCGAACAAACATCAGCCAAAGAAGGATCTAACATGTGATCGAAGTCACGCGTAAGGTCCTCTTCGGTTGTGCTCGCAAAGTCGGATGAATATGAAATACGAGAATTGGAAATATGCAGAGCGTATATACCCAAACACACTGAAAACCAACTCACCATAAGAGTGGTCAAATGAATGAAATGAACGAATTGAGTGGGGGTGACAAAAGAACACGCAGCCAAGCAACCAAAAGAGATTGCAAAGGTGCAGAGTTCAGAAAAAGCAACCCATAGGGTCAATTTTGCTAGTTCAAGTCGAGCGAGACTATTAGGTGAGTCGAAATTCATAGTGTTCGGATGTTTTGGTACTGCCAAAAGAGATATCAAGTCGTAATACCATAAACCAGTTTGCCCCAGCAATAAAGAGAGCTATCACAAGTGACCGCATAAGCGGCGAGATGTGTTTTAACTTCCCCTGGAAAGATGCGTAAACGCAAAGTCCAAGTTACTGGTAAGTATAGCTCCGGCAAAAGTGATCTCTTCTGTCCCGCTCCCATCTCAGCCCAAAGATGAGTGACAGGCCTTTTTAGGCACCATCCTCCAATCACAAAACATTTCACGAACTTGTATCCATAAAGGGGTAGGGTTCGGTCAACATGAAGTGACAAGGATGAAGCTCGTCGCCGTTGCAGCAACGCAGCAGTCGATGGTGCAATAAATCGCACACAAAGTAATACATAAGATTGTAAGTGGTCCGATGAATATAAATATTTCCAGAAACACGAACAAAATTTGTCGTAACACAAAAAGTGTTTGAAAAAAACGGCACTTGCCGGACAAAAAATTAACAATTTCTGTGTCCGGTTAACGCTACCGGTGTGGTTGAACAAAGGAATAAATTCCAAATCTGTACTCTATGCCAAAC